TAATTGTCAAGCAAAATCCAATCGACCCGACTTTGTGATTGGTTCACTATCTTTTAAAATTGAGGATTTCGCAAAGTTTGTGAAAGAACACAACAAAAACGGTTGGTTGAATGTTGACCTTCTTACATCAAAAGCGGGCAAACCTTACGCCGCTTTAAATACGTGGGAACCGGAATCAAAATCAAACGGTTTTGAAACTATTCCAAACGACCAAGTCGTCAAAGGAAACAATGACGATTTGCCGTTTTAATTAAGCAATCAAAGGGAACGCCCCCCGTTCATTCGGGGGGTTTTTAAATTTATAACAATGAAGAAAATAAAAGACACAAACGAAGTGTACCATTCAAGCGACGCAATCAGCGCGTCGGGACTTAAATATATATATCAAAATTCAGTACAAAAATTCTTACAACGACAACCGTTTTCGTCAAAAGCAATGAACCTTGGTTCGGCGGTACATGCGGCAATGTTGGAACCGGCGGAATACATCAACGACTTTCATGTCATGCCAAAGATTGACGGGCGCACAAAAGCCGGGAAGGAAGAAAAAGCAAAACACGAAGAAATGTCAAAGGGAAAAATACTTTTGACCGCCGACGAAAATGAAATTGTTTCAAGCATTTCAGGGAATTACAATTCCCATGAATTGGCGCGAAAGTATTGCACCGGGGAAATTGAAGTTTCACATTACAAACAACATGAAGGCGTTGACGTTCGCATTCGTCCGGACGTTATAAACTACAAAGAAGGATTCATTTCAGATGTTAAAACATGTCAAGACAATTCACCAAAGGCGTTTCGTCGTGACGTTTATAAATATGGCTATCCGATTCAAGCGGTGTTTTATAGCGAAATGTTAGGTCTTGAACCGTCCGAATTCCGATTCATTGCCGTACAAACAAAGCACCCGTTTTCGGTTGAAGTTTACGCAATGAGTGAACAAATGATTGAATACGGTCGTGAAGGTTGGAAACAAGCGTTTCACGATTGGAAATTTTATAAAGAAACGGGAATTGCACTTGGACACCAAACAGATGAAGTAAAAAACGACGGAACTTTAATTTTGTAACAATGGAAAAATATAAATACATAAAAAAAGAAATAAACAAATACTTTAATATAAAAATTGAAAATGAAACACGTCAACGTGAATATGTTGAAGCGCGAATGATTTATTATTGGATTTGTTACTATTTTACAAATATGAATTTGACGCAAATTGCGCGAACACTTGGAAAAAATCATGCGACAATTTTACATTCAATTCGCAATTTTCCTGACTTTATGGAAACAGATAAAGAGTTCAAACAAAAGTTTCTTGGTGTTTACGATTTAATCAAAAAGAAATTAAAAAAAGAACCCCAACAAATGTCAATTGAAGAATTGACGTTTCGGTATAACGAACTTTTAATGGAAAACGGAAAATTAAAAGAAACAATAAAAAAATTGCAAAATTAAAATGTTTTTGTTTAATTTTGATAAAACAAACACTTTGAAAGGATTTAAAAAATTTCTTGGAAATGAAGACAAACTTCAAAGAAGTGTTGTCACATATCTTGAATGGGAATATCCCGAAGCAATTTTCACACACGTACCGAACGAAGGCAAACGAACCCCGTTTGAACGATTCAAATTCAAACACCTTGGTTCAAAAGCCGGCGTCCCTGACATAATGATTTTCAACACAAATTGTGATTTCAATGGACTTGCAATTGAATTGAAAGTTGGGCGTAATAAACCGACCGAATCACAAATTCAATGGTTGAATTGGCTTTCTGAATGCGGGTGGGAAACACACGTGTTGTATAATTTTGACGACGTGAAAAGTGTTTTGGACTTATATTTTTTCAAAGTTAAAAACATATAAAAAATGAAATATAGAAACGTTTATTTCGACGAATCAAATCAAAAAATAAGGTGGACGCAAACCGCCCCGGAGGGGTTTGTTTATAATTATGAATACGTTGGTAAAATGACCCGCGTTGAATTTGATTTGTTGATTGAAATACTTTGGGATTTGTACGAAAATGACATGATTCCATTTGAAATGATGTTGTCAAAATTTACTGAAATAAGAACTTTTTGCGACAAGGTGAAGGAAATTATTGAAGACCTTCAACAAGAATAAGAAGAAGAAGAATAAATTTACAAAACAATGAAATGCAACATGATATTCAAACCAAAGCGGTTTGATATATTCACACCCGTCCCGACTTCAATTTTCAGGATTCAAGGAATTTCCCTTGGCGCCGTGGGTTTGTATTGTTATTTGCTTTCACATGATGACGATATGACAATCACAATTACTTTTTGCGCAAACAATTTCAAAGAAGGCAAAGACGCGATTCGCGCACGACTGAAGGAACTTGAAACATTTGGTTTGGTTCGCCTTGAAACCATAAAAAATGAAGGTGTTTTTCGTGGGTATAACTACCATTTGATTGACCCAACCGCGTCGGAAAATCCGACACCCCGCGTTGGATTAGCCGCAACGGAAAATCCGACACAAAGAAAATATAATGATATTAATATCTATAATGATAATATAAACTATAATGACAATATAAATAATAATATTATAAATAAATATATTCCTCAAAATTCAAAAACGAAAGATTTTCCGCCGCATATTGAAAAAGCGTTTCCGCATTTTGTTGCATTGTTTCCAAAACGAAATCAACCCAAAACCAAGGCGCAAAAAGAAAAATGGTTGGATTGTCTTTATAAAATCGAACGCATTGACAAATACAACCTTCGCGAAGTTTATGAAGTTTGCAAGCGTTTGCGTCAAGACGATTTTTGGCAAAATGTATTTTTAAGCATTTTAAAGCTACGTAATAACGATAAAAATGACGTGAAGTATGTTGACCGCTTCATGTCACAAAACGCGCTTAAAACGCGCCCCAATGCGTTTAAACGGGTTGTTGGGCTTGTTGATTTCATTAAGTATGAAGACAAAGGAAAAAAAATCGGGGCGAAAACATCAAAGGGGAACTTGTATGATTATAATTTAAAACAAGTTCTTTCAGAAAATGAATACAATGAATTATTTAATTACCTATACAAATGAAAACAAACGACAATTTTGCTTATGATTTAGAAGTCGGACAAAGGGGTGAAAACATATTTGCCGAACTACTAACGGGGAAAAAAATTGAAGTAAAAACCGACTTCATTGCGTCCCGAACCGGGAACCTTTATGTCGAATTTGAATGTTGGGGGAAACGAACCGGACTTGCAACAACAAAAGCGGATTTTTGGGTTTTCTTAATCATGAAACAAGGGACAAACAAAAGTTCATTCGGACTTGATGAAATTGAAATTATTAAGTTTGTCAGCACAAATAAACTAAAAACCATTTGTCGCGAATGGTTAAAACACAACGCAAAAGTAAAAGGCGGACGCGAATCAAACGCCTTTGGTTGTTTAATTAAAATCAATGATTTATGAATATTTTTAAAAAAGAATTTTTACAATTCGGATTTTTTATTTTGTTTTGCTTTTTTACATGGTTGATATTTTTTGTCAACATTGCAAATACATTTCATGATTGCAATAAATTTTGTACACAATGAAAATATTTGACAACATTTTATTTTTTGTATTGATATCAATACTATTAAAACTTTTGACACAATGAAAAATTGGGATTTTATTCAGGCGCACAAATACTTTAAAACTTTGAACGCTTATGAATTCCGTGAAATACTACTTAATAAAGAACACCCGTTGAATGATTACGCACGTGATTATTTTTATTCAATGGATTAAATAAAACAAAACAATGATTGAAAAACTTGCAAACCTTGGAATAAATTTGAAGAATAGAAATTCAGGGGAAATAAAAACAAAATGTCCTAAGTGTTCACACGATAGGAAAAACAAACACGACGATTCGTTGTCGGTGAATATTTCAACCGGACTTTACAATTGCCACAATTGCGGTTGGTCGGGCGGTGTAATGTTTGAAAGAAAAAAAGAATTCGTAACACCTGAAAAAGTAAACGCCGACGTGACCGAACGCGTTTTGAAATGGTTTGACGGGCGCGGAATAACCGAACCAACCCTTGTACATTGGCGAATTGGTGAATCACTTGAATACATGCCGCAAGTTGGTTCAAAGCGTCGTTGTATTAATTTTAATTACTTCAGGGACAATAAGATTGTGAACGTCAAATTTCGTGACGCTGAAAAGAATTTTAAAATGACTTCAGGCGCTGAACTTATTTTTTACGGTATTGACAACATCAAAGAATTAAAAACGTGTTACATTGTCGAAGGTGAAATGGACGCCCTTTCATTACATGAAGCCGGACTTTATTCGGTTTGTTCAGTTCCAAACGGGGCGTCTAAAGGCAATGCCCGTCTTGATTATTTAGACAACTGTTTTGAATACTTTAAAAACAAAACCGAAATTGTTCTTTGTACAGATAACGACGACGCCGGATTGCTACTTAGAAACGAACTTGCAAGAAGGTTCGGACAACACCGTTGCAAATATGTCGATTTCGGTGACTTTAAAGACGCCAATGAAGTGTTGACCACAAAAGGCGCGGAAACGCTACGAAACGTTATTAAAAGCGCGAAAAACTTTCCATTGGAAGGCGTGTTGAATGTCAATGATATTTGGGAAAACGTTTTGGCGTATAACGAAAAAGGCGTTCAAAATTATTCAATAGGGCTTGCGGAATCGGATTCGTTTTTCAAAATGTCGTGGGGTGAATGGACGGTTGTGACCGGCGTTCCGAATTCGGGAAAGTCCGACATTGTTGACCAAATATTTTGCAACGTTGCGACAAAATACGGATTCCGTTGTGCTATGTTTGCGCCCGAATCATTTCCGTATGAAGGGCATATAAAAAGGATTGCAAATAAATTGAATCACAAACTTTGTGACAATGATGACCTTGAAAACACAAAGGATTTCATTGAAGAACATTTTCATTGGATTCGGATTGACCTTGAAAATTTGACACTTAAAAACATATTGAATAAGTTCCGGGAACTTGTATTTCAAAAGGGAATCAATGTTTTTTGTATTGACCCGTTTAACATGCTTGACCATTCGGCGCAAAGGGATTTCAGCTACATTGGAAAAATACTTTCCGAAATCACACAATTCGTTCAACAAACAAACACCCATTTATTTTTGGTTGCGCACCCGCGAAAAATTGAATCGGAAAATGGAGTGTACAAAAAACCGACACTTTATGACGTTTCGGGTTCCGCTGACTTTTTTAATAAAGCATACAATGGTTTAATTGTTTACCGTTGCATTGGACAAAAAACAAGGTACAAATCCGACCTTGTGAAAATGTACGTTGAAAAAGTAAAGCGCAAAGAAAACGGTCAAATTGGTGACTTTGACGTTGCACCTGACTTTAATTCCGGCGGGGTTTACAAACCTATTGACAAAAATGACAAAGCGTTTGAAGTGATAAAGGACAACACGAACATACCATTTTAAAAAAATTTCTATAAAGTTAAAAAATAAAAAATTGGACTATACAAAATCATTCAGGGCAAAATCATGGTGTAATAAAAACGGCATAAAAATATATGTTGTTGCAACCAAAAAAGGATTGTTCATTGACATTTGGGACAATGGCAAGGTCACACGTTCGCCAAACATATATCGAAACAACAAAGACGCGTCCAAAAAGATTTGGGAATTGTATTTGTATCTTTGTGAAAAATACAAGTCATGATATTTTCATTTAGTTTTTTTTCAATTGAAGGTGTTGTTTTGGGTCTTCATTATCTTAATTCAAACAACTATCCGGAATTGTTTCAACAAGACCTTGAAGAAACACAACATTCAATTCAATTTTTCATTTTATTTTTCGGAATTTCAATCGTTTGGCAATGAAACACAACTTCTCACAAAGCGTACAGAAACCACGCAAACGACGCAAAGGCGTTCATTCAAAGAATGCGTCAAAGGGTCAAACCGGGTATAAACAACCAAACCGGGGACAAGGAAAAAAACGATAATAAATAAAAAAAAACAAAAAAAGTTTTGTAATTAAAAAAATTGTTTTATATTTGTACTAACAAAATGAAACAATAATGAAAAATCAAATTACTAAAATAAAAAATCAAGCAATCAAAAATATTGAATTCTTATCCTCTGAAGAAGGTTGGAACGAATTGAAAGGCATTTTGTCAATGGTTGCTTTTGAAATGAATAAAAAAGAAAGAAAACAATTCTTTGAAATCATGAGAAATGAAGAAGAAAAAAAGAATTTTTTAATTCATTTAATGGCGACCACTTCGCTTGAAGCCGCATTCCTTCAACAACAATAAAAACAACCGACCCCCGCAATGGGGTCATAAATTTGAAACAATGAAATCATTTACAAATACATTCGCGGTAACATTCAATCCTCAAGCGGGTTTTTTACCTCATAAACACGGTAGGGTTACAATAGACATTGTACTTGAAAACGTTCATAGCGTAAAAACGGCTGAAGAAGTTTTAGCCGACAAGGGAATCCATGCATCAAGCATCAAAAGATTAGATTAATAATAGAACAAAAACAACCCGGACTTTCCACAAAAACAATGGGTTATTTTGAAGACCGCCTTCGGGCGGTTTTTTTATTTTATCTTTGCAACATGGCAACGAAAACCAACATACTAAAAAACAATTTGATAAAAGCGTTGGAACAATCACTTGGCGTTGTGACAACTGCATGTAAAAAGGTGAAATGCAATCGGTCAACGTTTTATGACTATTATAACAAAGACGCGAAGTTCAAAGCCGAAGTCGATGCAATTCAAGACATTGCACTTGACTTTGTCGAATCAAAATTGTTTCAACAAATCAAAGACGACAATACAACCGCGACAATCTTTTATCTAAAAACAAAAGGAAAAAAACGCGGTTACATTGAACGCCAAGAAATACAACACGACGGTACAATAGAATCAAAAATAATTGAATGGGCGCCGGCAACGGAAAACGAAGGGTAAAGGAATTTTGCAACCGCCAATTTTATGAAGCGGTCAATTCCAAACAACGAATCAAGATATTCCAAGGCGGTTCGCGTTCAGGGAAATCATGGGCGTTGATGCAATACTGTCTTTATTTAATAACAACCGAATCAAAACCAATAACCATTTCAATTGTCCGGAAAACATTGCCGGCGTTGAAACGTTCG